CTGTTCGTTTGTTGCACACGCTGAGCGAGTTCTGTGATTGTTGACCGCTCCACTTTAACGCGCGCCGGTATCGAATCCTCGTACGCTTTATTCATGCGCTGGAGGGCCGCTGCTGCCTCGTCTGCGTTATTAAAGTCAAGCTTCCGCAGGCTGGCATCAATCTCCTTGATACCGTCAGCAACGTCCAGCATCCGGTTCGTGTTCGCCATGCTTCCGCCGCCGGACTGCGCTTTACGTTCTAGCGCGTTATATTCGTCCATCAGCTTATTGCGCTTCTCCATAATACCGTTAAGCGTATCGATATCGACCTGAAGCGCTTTAGCGTCTTCAGCGGACCGTTTCGTAGCATCCTGCGAAAGTTTAGCGTTCAATACGTCCTGATTCTTCGCCCATTTAAGCGTAGACTCCGCTGCTGCGTCAGACGCAACGTTATAGGCCGTAACCGCGCCCACAACGGCCGTAATGCCTGCGATTGCCCATCCGACGGGACCGAGGCTAATCTGCAATACGGACAACGCCGCAGACAACGTTCCGACTGCGGCCGCAACCGCTAGGAATGCGCCTGCTGCTGCGGTTAGTCCGACGGTCATTTCTTTGTTAGCGCTAATCCACGTAGTCACATCGGCAATAATCGGGGTTAACGTTTCCATCAGCTTTTGCACAGCGGGAAGATATGCCTCTCCGAGTTCCTGGCGCGCCACGGTTAGCGTTTGGTTAAATACCGCTTGCGTACCGGCGAATCCCTGTAGCGCTGTATCCGCGTTACCAGCGTATAATGCGGATTCCTGCATGATTCCGCTATAAGCCGCCTGCACCTTTTGCGCTTCCGTCAATTTATCCGCTGTAGTTCCGACGGACTTCGCATAACGGTCGTACATGACGCTAAGATTCGTTGTGATACCGGCAGCATCCGTTAATTCGGAGTTACCGGATTTGATACCGCGAGTAACCTGCACAATCGCTTCGCCCCAGCCCAAGTGAGCCTCACGGTTATATGCGGCAGCATCCGCTGTAGCGTAGATTAGCTTCCGCGTTTCCTCGAGTCCGAGGCCCGACGATAGCAGCGTTTTAACTGCGCTCGATGCTTCCGCCAACGTCATAAAGCCTTTGTTGGCGAGTTCCTGCGCTAATCCGGTAGACTCCGCTATGTTGACGTTTAGCGCCTTCGAAACCTCCGCGAGTCCCTTTACGGACATTGCCGCGGTATTGGCCTCGTCAGTTAGCGACTTAATCGTCCGTACGAGTCCGCCTAACGCTGCAGAAGCCCCTAGCGCAGCCAATGCGGAGCCTATCGCGTTAATACTCTTCGTCGTCTTCGCTGCGCTATCGTCCGTCTCTTTCATTTGCTTCTTCGCGCTATCCATCCCGGATTTAAAATTACCGGTATCCAGCGTTAACTTCGCGCGTATTGCGCCGACATCCGTTGTTCCCATTCCGCTTGCCATCCGTTCACCTCCTCAACTTATCGCGTAATCTTGCGACGCCTGCCGTATCATAATCGTCACCTTGCGTTTGCTTATCGTCATCACGCGGACCGGCTAATTCGTCGACATACGCACGCAGTAACCGTTCATCTGCGAGATTAACCGCCAGTGTCGTACGCAATGATATAATCCGCTCGTATCCGACTTTCTGCGCATGGCGGCGCAAGATTAGCGGTAAGTCAATCGCATAGTATCCGTCGTATAACTCCGCCTGCGTGACGCCAAGTGTAACCGCAACGTCTACGAGCCATTCCGCAAGTGTCAGCGGTTCTCTTATCGGTTCGTTTCGCTGATTGCCGCTGTCTTCGCGAACCGTTCGAACGCGGCCTGGAGCTTTTTTGCAGCAGCGGATAAATCGTTCTTCTGCGCAGTCTTTGCGATAAACTCCGTCAACTCCGTAAGCCCGGCGTTATCCTTGATAAACTCCGCATCCAATTCCGTAATAGCTGCGACGATTTTAACGGCTTCATCAAGCGCCATTCCTGCGGCAACTACGAGAGTAGCCGTAAAGTCTGCGCTACCTTTCGCTGCGAGAACATTTACGATAAGCTGTGGAATGGATTCGACTGTGTTAAATAGCGATTCCCATTTGCGTATCGTCAGCTTCGGAATTTCTACGCGTACGTCTCCGAAGTAAACGGCGTCATTTTGCGTTTTATTAAATCGTGATAACACGGTTATTTTCGCTCCTAATGCGCAGAGGCTACGCGATTAAGCGTAACCCCTTCGCTTGATTTTACGTGCTTAGTCGTCTACTGCGGTTTCGTCGCCAAAGATAATAAAATCGCCATTAGCGGCCGGATAGGCGGTAAAGGTGACGTTGGTAATCAGTTCATTATCGAAGCTGTACGTATAGTTAAGCGCAGGACGAGGCGCTGCCTTAACGAGCGTAATCGCATCGTTTGCGGTAGAGCCAGCGGCAAGCGGTTCAATCTTTACTTTCTTAGCGTAAGACAACAGGTCAATCACGGTAGTAGCGCTAACAACAACCTTCTTCTTCGTTGCAGTCGTTCCGTCCGTAACAAGTGTTGCTCCTGGAATGATAGCGGCGAGTAACGGCAGATCGTACTCAACAATCGGAACAGCAACGGTAGCAGTCCGGCCGGTTACGATTTCCTTTACCGGAGTCGTGCCGTATTGGTCGATGTTAACGGCCCGCGTAGTTTCTTCGTATGTCAGGACGACACCACCTTGCGTAGTTTCGAAAACAACTGGAGCAGAACCTCCTACGTCAAACGTTACCTTACACGGACCGAGCTTAATGTCTTCGGTATTCGAGGCCATATTCAGTCTCCCTTTTCGTTATATTGGTGCAGCAAAAACGCCAGAGCCGAAGCCCTGACGTTGTCATTGCGGATTATTGCGTTAATTTTGTAGCACGAGCGTAAAATTCAGTGAATATAACGGACGGTTAGCGCTGTCTCTTCCGAGATACATTGGCGCAGCCTGATCCGCAAAACACGCGAGAATTTGCGTTGTGCCTATCGTAAAATTGCGCTTTTGGTGATAATACGCCCATATTGCGTTAGCCTTCGCTTCCACCGTCGGACCGTTTAACTCCGCTCCCCTTACGACAACTTGAAAAGTTGGCCGCAAGGTATTCGTCCACTCCGAAGGCTTTACTCCGCCAGTCAACCGCACATATGCGGAATCAGCAGTGGACGTACTCGTAAACTCGTTGGCGTAATACGTGTAAGGTACTGCGGCGCTTATATTCGATTTTAAATCCGCTACGGTAAACACCGTTTACGTCAACTCCTTCCGTATCTGATTCGCTGCGATTCGCATATATTCGTCGTACTTTTGTTTCAGCGGACGTTCGAGATATTTCGGACCGGTTCCGGGCGTTGTCGGATTATCGTACGGAGCGAGTTCATGTTGATAGAGGGCATAGTTAAAACGCTCACCCTTCGCTGACTCTTCCGTTACGCTAAAGTACACTTCGCCCGCAACTACTCCGCCTTCCTCCGCCACCTCTGACCACGCCTGACTGCGCAAAGGTCCCTTATCCAGCGGCGCAAGGTTCCGCGAATCATGTAATAACGCATCGGCTGCGTCACCTAGTCCGTTACGCACCGCACGTTGTACGTTCTTTTCCGTTGCGTCGAGCATCCGCAGAAATGCCGTATCATCGAACGTTAGGCTCATACGTTAATCACCGTCAGAATCGGCTTTCCGCCGAGGTTGCGCTTGACTTCGATAGCAAGCGGAATAAACTCGCGGACATTACCGTTTTCGTCCGTATAGGAGATCCGGTCGGACAGCGTAATCTCCGCCAACTTATCGAGGTAAATCTGCGCTACAGATATGACTTCCTGTCCGTTGGAATTGCGGACTAACTTCGTACCCTCTTGCACGCGGCATTTAAGCGTATAAGGAACGCTTGGCTGCGGGTCCCACGGATCATCCGAACCGGGCGGCGTAACTGTAATCGTCTGCTTCAACGGTATGAGCGCCATTACATCGTCACCCACTTTGCGCCGCGCTTCGAAATAACGACGCCATTCTCCGCGCCAATCAGGTCTAGCGCTATTTGCGGAATATACTTGCGCGTGCTTCCGCCTGGTACGTTAATGGCGGAATCCTTATAGTTGAACGAGGCAACTCCGTTCAACGAGAATCCGCTGACGCCTTGTTGCGCCAACCTTACGGAATCTCCGTAGACTGTCGCTAACACATTCGCAAATTCGTATACCGCTGCGTCAGGTATCGTATACTTCGGATAAAACTGCGCCAGGTCACGAGCAGCGACGTTTATAATCCGTAGTTGTTTCGCCTCTCCTGCGTCAGTCCAATCGTCTATATCGATACAATTAGCGCTGATATACGTATTAGCGTCTTCTACCGTAATTGCCATGCGCTACACCTCCGGTTTATTTAACGGAGGGCTTACGCTTAGGCGACGGTTTTACCGGCTCAACTGCGGGCTTTACCTCCGGTGTTTCTTGCGGAATATCCGCATCAGACTCCGCTTCTACATTCGCTTCCGGCTCCGCCTCACTGACGCGAGATACGTCCGACATAGCGTCAAGGACTGCGGTGTCCGCCGCGTCTTCTGCTACATACACTCCGTTGGAAAAACGCTTAAAAGCGCCGTCTACGTAAAAGCCCAGCGCCGGATAGCGTTTAGATTCGTAAGTTACCGCCATATTGCGTTAAACCTCCGTTTCTTAAGACAGACCCTTCAGGCGACCGTGAGCCTTTTCTTGTTCCAACTCCAGTGTATACTCTCCGATGATTTGACCGGTGGTGTAGTCGCCCTTGGTGCCGAGGTATGTGTGGGCGAATTCACGGGTAATCAGCGGGCGAATCTTTGCGCGGTTGGAGTCGAACAAGAACAACTCGTCGGAAGCGAGGTTCTGGTTAAGCACGACTTCAAACTCACCGAAGTCAGTGACAATTTTATCAACCACTTGACCGCGAGTATTCTCGCCACGAGTCAACGTGATTTTGTTGGAGTCGGTGCCAGACAGCGCAATCTTTTGCTTTGCCGCAACCATGATCTTGTAGTCGCCGGCTTGTTTAAATCCGCCAGCATCATAGACGCTTTGGGCCAGTGTGTTAATAGCAGCGAGTGTTACAGCGCCGCCCACGTTGGTGACGTTGGTGGTGATAAACTGACGGAGGCCCTTCATTTGACGGACTTGGCCGTTCTCATACGATACGCCGTTAATCAGCGCCTTTTCGAGTTGCAGCGCGAGTTCCAACTGCTTCTTTTGCTTCTCGTACTCATACAGATTGTCAATTCCGTACTGAGCAACTGCTTGAGCAGTGCCGGAGATCTCGATAGAGTCGGTAAAGATTTGAGTAAGGTTAGACTTCCGTACGCGAGCCTTATAGCGTGCTGCACGAGCGTCTGCGCCTTCAGTGCCTTCGTCGAACAAGAACTCAACCTTAGCAGCGTTGGAAACAGCAGCAGCCGTAGTGCCAGCGTATCCACGAGTAACGGTCAGCGTTTTGGTTCCGGGATTAATTGCGGAAACGTACAAGAACTCCTCTCCGATCTTGATAACGGAGCCTACGCGGAAAGGAGTAACGTCTGCCACTACGATAGCAGTCGCATCGATCAGCGCAGAAGCAGTAGTTACGGTCTCATCCGGAAACATTTCGTCCTCGAACCACACATGCTCAACCGCAGTTACGGCTTCGGAGAAGCCCAATGCGTTAAGCAGCGGAGTTTGATGCGGATTCAGCAACAGGATTTCGTCAACTACCGATTCTTTCTTGCCGATAAGAGATGCGTTATAAACTTTAGCCATTTTCAAATATCCCCTTTGGTATGTTTTGGTGAAATAAAATAAGCCGCCAATTGCCCGCGACTTTGATTAACGTTATTTGTTCAGTTCGTCCTTAAGCGCTGAGTATGCCATGCGATCCTCGATGCGTCCGGTCCTGCGCGCTTTTTCCGCGGCTTCTTTCAGCAATTGTTCCTTCGTTTTATCCGCAGGATCTCCGCCACCGCCTGCGCCACCGATCTGTTTCGGCTGCGTTTTCTCCGCTAAGTACGGATTCTCGGCAATTAGCGCCTCTACCGCCTCTTTTACGCCGCTTACGTTGCCTTCGTCATCTACATTAACTCCGGTAAGATCCGCCAATTTCAACGCCGCTGCAATCCGGTCGGATGGTACGTTGGCCTCGCGTGCCAGTGTCCGGAATTCTGCGCTAATCAAGCGCTGATTGGCCGCCGTGACTTTTGCGGAAACAGACGCTTCTATGTCGGACGCCTTCCGCAACGCTTCATCACGCTCCGCCTGTAAGCGCTCCTGCTCCGACATTTGCGCTTTCTTCCGATCTTCCTCCGCCTGCTCCAGAGCGGTGAGCTTCGTCTTCAACTCGTCATAATCCGCATACTTTTTCGCTTGCCGGTCGAGACGGTCCGCGATGATATCGTTTAACTCAGCTTGCGTAAACGTCTTATCCGACTTAGGCTCCGGTTCGGGCTGCGGATTAGGGTCGGTGGGCGACGGTGTTGGCTCCGGATTAAACATCGGAGTAAGTCTATCGGAAAAAGATGCGCTCATAAACGTTCTCATTTCGTATCCTCCCGCGTTTTAGCGCCGCGTAGCGCGTAGATTCCGCAGAGTTTAACGTCGTGCCGCGTCTGGACATAAAAATAACCGCAGCAATTACGCACGGTTCAGATAAAAACGTTATTGTCCGTAAATTTCCGGATTACGTACCGGTGTTACTTGATGGCGGCAATTAGGGTGAAAGATGTCGCGACCCTTACGCAAGTCTCCGACATACGGATAACTTCCAGGAGCATCCGGAGTCAGCTTAACTACGCGCCCTTCGTACGCTCTACATGCATCTACAGCGCCGTGTCGCGATATAATTCCGTATTGGACTCCGCGAGACAGCGCCTCGTTTTCGGTAGCCTCTAAGTGCGTCCGCTGCATCTTCGTTCTTGTGACCGTTTCGGCGTATACTTCGGGCTTCCACCGCCTGCCTGCGCTATCGATGATTCCGGTATCTAGCGCTGTTCCTAACCGTTGGCGCATATTAGCGAGGACGTCCCGCTGGATGGTTCTCCGTCCGTTTACGCCTTTAGCGAGGTTAGCGCGCATGGAATC